TAGATAATAATTATCATTTACAAAAGTTATTTCTGCACTACCAGTATCAGTAAAATCAATTTGTTCAGTAGTAATAAATTTAGTACCGGTTGAAGTTGAAGTTAATGTTGTATTAATTGGTATTATTAAACCATAAGTACTATAATTAGGAGAAATAATACCTGCATTATTAATGGATGGTACTAATTGATAAATGTCAACAGTAGTATTTGAAGCATAAGATGCTTTAGGACGATATCCCATCATATATGCTTGCGCATATATATTTTCTTTTTCTTTAGAATATAATAAAAAATTTTCTTGTACTTGAGTATCTAAATAAAATGAAGTAACATCACCTACATAAGAAGCCATTTCAATAAATAAATTTCCAGGTGTTGATTCTGAAAAGTCATTATATGTTGTTGGAAAATATGTTTTAGCATATTGCTGTAACGCTGTTTTAAAATCTCCAAACTCTTTGTTTAAATACGATATATTTTTATCTTCGTTAGTCATTATTATTGAAATTGTACTGTTACTTCATCCGGTGTATTTGATATGTTTAATATATAATTTACAGTTAAATTAACTGAGTTATTATCAGGATTAGGATCTAATATAATATCTCTTACAGTTACCTGAGGTACAAACACTGATATACTATCTGTTAAACTATTTATTAAAAGTTCAGAATTAACGTCTGTAATTCCTTCAAATAAAAATTTTCTTAATTCACATCCAAAATTAGGATTCATCACGCGTTCACCTACATCAGTTAATAATAAATTAACTAAATTAGATTTTACTTGATCTTTAGTAGTATAAGTACTATTAAATACACCAGGGCCATCAAAAGGTAATGATACCCCAATAGCAATATTCTTTTGTAAATCTAACGGATTTACACGTATTGTTTGAGGTATGGGCATATTATCCTAAATTTTTAAGACCTGATCTTTCTTGTGGTGTCATATTATTTGCAGAATCAACTAAAAATGCTAGGTATGGATTAACAGGTTCACCGGTTTCATCATTAACTTGATCACGTATAACTTCTAAAGGTACACTTGATTGATATTGTTGAGCTGGTGATGTCATACCAAACATGCTACCCATTTTTTCAGCCAGTTGACTGCGTACAGCTGGATTAGCAGGTTGAATATCACTACTATTAAAGCTTACAGTGCGATTTTCACGTAATGCTTTTTTGTCTTGTTTAGCTAAATGCTCTTCAAGAATGTATGGTAACTCTTCATGAATAGCATCAATTACTGCTTCTTTAATTAATTTTTTAAATGCTTTGATGTTCATAATTATAAATATTTATCCTTGTAAATTCTTTTGATCTATTACTAATTTTAATTGTTCTACTAAGTCGTTAGGATCTAACGTAAATGAATAATCACTTTTTAAAACTTCAACGCCATCACGATCAATAGCTACGGCATAGCGGCGTTTATTTCCTTTAACTACAAATGCTTGATTTTGTTCTTCTTTAATTTTAAAGTTAAATCCTTTATAAGATGGAAATTCTTCATTACCTAGTGGAAGGAATGTATTAGATAAATCAGCAAGTTGTTGTTCATTTAAATTTGAATTAGCTTGATCATCTAATAATATATTAACTGCTTTTAATCTTTCAATTAAATCGTTTAATTTTGATATTTCATTTTCTAATATCACAACAGCAATAGCTGAAATTATACTTAATGCTGATATTAGTTTATTAGCCTTTTCAAGTGTATTAGTAATTTTAGTTATAATATTAATAGGTATACCTATACCAGGAGGTACTGCTGTTGGAACAGGGATTGATGATAATACAGATACAATCAAGCTAAATATTGTTATATATAACTGTATCTGGGTTATTGTTTTTTGTAAATTTGTTAATTTATTAATACTATTGTTAATTAAAGCAATAGCATTATTTCTTAAATTAGTTGCAATAGCTATAGTTTCAGGTGAATTTGCTTGTTCGATGTAAATATTTACCTGATCTACTAATTCTTCTAGTTTTGTTCTTTGAGATAAAATAGAGACAAGTTGATTTGCAATCTGCAATGCAATAATAGACGCTAAAGTTTTACGAACATTTTTAGCTACTTTTTTTGCTAAATCTCTTCTTGCTTTTGATCGTTCAGCTTTATTTCTTGTTTGTCTTTTTTTTCCTTTTAATTTACGAAGATTAAAATTTTGTTTTATTTTAGCATAAGGATCAGCAAGTATATTTGCTAAATCTTTTTTTAATTTAATTTCTAATTCTTCTAAATCAGCTAATTTCTTTTTATAAGCAACATTTTCTTTTTCAACAGATTTATCATATTGTTCTTGAGTAATTTGTTTTTCTTTTAACAATATTTCTAAACGTTTCATTTCAGCCCCATGATCAGACCATATTTTAATTTTTAATTCTACTATTTCTTGTATTTGGTCTTTTAATTCTTGAGTTTTACCTATAGCAACTGAGATTACTTTTTCTTTTGCTTTATTAATTAACTGGTCTCCAAAAGTTTTAATGATGGTAGATGATGATATTGTTTTAAGAATATCAGGAGAAATTACGGATCCTACATTTATATTATTAGCCATTAAGCTGTAAAGTTTTGTTGTGATAAAATTCCTTTTAAATCATTATTTATTTTATCTATATCATTTAACAAACCTTCAGCAGCCGAATTAATATCTAAAGCTGGAGCTCCTTCAGGGCTACCAACTACTGTACTTAAACTACCAGCAAAGAAATATAAACTATCAAGTAAATTTTCTAATAAAGTATTTAATTTATCCCCTAATACTAAAGGTTCTGTTGGAAGTTGATTATTTACAGTACCTAAAAAAACGGTATTACTATTAAGATGAACACGCTCATTAGCATTTAAATTAATAATATTTTTAGTATTTAATTCGATGTTTGTTTTAGCAAATATCATTACTTCATCTCTCTTAGAGTTTAGAACAACTCTATTACTATTTAAAATTAGTTGAGAGTTAAAGTATTTAGAAACATCTACTGGTTTAGTTAATGGATTTAAAATACCAGTTCTATCTGTTTGTAGTGGAATTTGTTGAGCTGATGTAAGATATATTGAAGATAAATCCTTATTTATTTTTTCAACATGGAATGTTTCTTTAGGATCATAACTAAATCCATTTGTTAATATAGTAATAGGATCATCATTATTTCCAATAGTACTCCATTCATTTAAATCATTATATAATTTTGTTGTTGAACTAAATCGTAAAGCACTGCCTTGTCTGCCTTGTAAAATATGATCACCTTCAAATGATAATAAAGGTTTAATATTTGGATTTTCAATAAAAGTAATTCCTAAACTATCTTTATCAGAAGCTGGTTGTGAGTTTTGTTGATTATTACCCCAAATATTAATTATACTAATATAATATTTTTGGATTGATGTTGAAGATATTTGAGATGCTGCTGATGGTAAGTCTTCTATATAAACTAATTCTCCTAGTACTGGATAATATTGAGATTGAGGATAAAGAGGTTTAGCTGTTTTACAAGTATTAAAAAAGGCATCACTATTTTCTCCATTAATATTTTTAGCTTGTTCATAATCAAGATAAAATATAGTTCCGATTCCATTAAATCCACCCGCTTTTTCAAACATAGCTGGTGTAGGAGTATTTTTAACAGTTACAACTCCATATACTCTACCAACTTGAGCTTTTACATCAGGAGTAAAGTTATTTTTTCCTATTGAAGAAATAACAGATGATAAATTTTCTCTTATTCTCATTTTGTTTGTTCTAAATGTATTACTGGGGTTTGATCTAGTAACTTTTGTCCTTGTTCTTGTACTGCTTTTTGTTCTTCAAGTAATGCTTCAATTTCACTCATATCTATTAATTCACCCCCCGAATTAGCATTAACGGTTGCAGCACGTTGTGCAATAGCTGCCATCTTTATTAATTGTTCGTTATTTTTTACATTAACATCAATTAAATCTTTAACGGTAGGCATCAACATTACTGCAGAACCCGCATTAGTTGTTGCCATGGGTTTCATTGTTTCAATAAATTCACCAATTTGTTTATCAATATCTTTGTTATTTTTGTGTATTTTCTTAAATAAATCTGATAAAGACATACCATCAAATACCTGTACGTCATTAAAATTAGCC